GAAGGCGGAGAAGAAATACCTAAATTAGTAGACTGGGTGACCGGTGAGACTGACGAAGAGATTACACAAAGATTCATTAAGATAGTAGAAGATAATGGATTTAATTTCCGATATGATTCATGGAGCTCTAAAGACCTAAATGGTTGGACTGACTTTACAAATAAAGAAGTTGTTGTCTCATCGGATAGACCGGAAGCACAACAACTAAAAACAATAATCCATGAGATTGGACATATGTTCGCACATGCTGAAGACCGCGAATTTAATATGACTGACCCGCGACCACTTAGAGAAGTAGAAGCGGAGTCCATAGCATACACTGTAGCAAATATGCTCGGCTTAGATACTAGCTCTTATAGCGTTGGATATGTAGCCGGATGGAGTAGCAACGATAAGGAGACCCTTCACCAATCAATGAAGGCGGTTCTCAAAACTGTACAACTTATCATGGATAAGATGTAATAACCCCCTTATTACATAAACAAGGAAGAGCCCCTTCGATGGGGCTCTTTTTTTTACCTCTAAGCTCACGATACAGGCCATTTAAGAGCCTACTGTTCTTTATGGTATTGTAACCCAAGTTGACATATAACCGGCCTTAAATCGAAGATAAAGGCATACTATATATAGTGGTGTCCTCGCCTAAGTCTCGCCTAAGTCAGCCATACTACATTTTAAGATTGTTGTCAAATCGATTAACACATTTTATTTAAGACATGTTGAGATATATTTATAGTTAGTTAAACTGGTTTACAAGATAGTTAAGGAGTAACTAATGAATAAAAAAAGAAGAGTAAGACCACCAGTTACTATCAGCTTACCTAGTAGTGCTGAAATTGTAGATGGTGTAATGGTTGTCAGCGATAGACAAGTAACCGACTTGTATAAAACTGTTAAACATTATCAAAGTCTAAAGGACCTTAGAAAATATAAGGGACGAAGCGAAAGACTAGAAGAAGCTATAACAAACTGTATAGATGGTAAAGCAGAAGTTGATTCACTATATGATGAGATAGAGCAATGGATGGATAATATGTCCGGCACTAACTTAGAGAATACATATAAGTATGACCAACTAAGCGAATGTTTAGAACACCTATACGAAATACAACAGTTGATGGAGCAGTTAGAAAATTATCAAAGCGTTGTTGAATTTCCGGGGATGTTCTAATGGAAACAGAAGACAAACTTCTCATGGCAATTGCAAGATATAAAAATTGCATAACAACTGAGAAAGAATTTAAACAAGAAGTATTTAAGATACTAGGAGAGGAATAATGACAAAAGAATATAAGTACACATGGGAAGTAGATAATTTAAAAACTTCTAAAAGAGAATCGTATAGTGGTATTCATATTGACAAGCAAGATATAGAAAGAACTTATCAAGATGAAGAACATTACAGTAAGGTTTCATACACTGCTAAAGGTTGGTGGAGTAAGGACAACTTTACATTACGCAGAGATAAGAGGATATCAAGATATTCCAATGATGGAGAATGGAAAGTTTCGTGGTCTAGTGGTGGCTTCGATGATGAGATTGGGATTATTGATAGATTAGAAACAGTACAACAAATCATGGAAGATATGAAACACTTCTTAGAATATGGAGAGTTTCTATTCCATGATGAAACAAAACAAGAGGAAGAATAAATGAGTAAAAAAACATTAGAAGATAAAGTACAAGATATTTTATATGAAATTGGTTTAGATTACGATAGTACAAAAGATTGTTTAATAGATGATTATGAGTATTTAAGAGAAGAATTAAATCTAAATCACATTACAGAATACGATAGTAATACAGACGATTTCAATATTGGTTTTGAGATTGGATATCTTAGAGCTTTGGAAGAAGTATCTAGTCATTTTCATCCTATGGGGTTAGGTTAATTAAAAGAAAGGGAAGTAATGTTAGAGCAAGTATTTCTTTTGACACAAGCAATTCTATTAGCTATATATTTAGGTATTGCTATTGAAAGGAGAAGATAATAATGAATAGAAAATTATATAACTATTCACTTGAAGCAATGGAAAAACTAGATAGAAGGGATACCTTTATCAAGAGATTAGGTTATAGATATGCCCGGAAGATATTTGATATATCATTCATGGCTATCTATGGATACAGTCCCTACGATTACACAAGAAATGGAGATGGTGAAGATGGAAGAGATGTTTGAGAATCTATATAAAGAAATACTTGAAGATGAGTTGTTATTAGCACGCATAACCGGTGTGTTAGAGGAGTAAAACATGTTGATAAATAGACATTACATTGTAAAACAAGACGACTATAATAAAAGTATGAGTACAATAAAACTCGATGTGCATGAGCAATGTTCACATATGGTTATGTTGCTGAATGGTAAACCTATGTTCTTTGATTCTACTAAAGAGATACAAAGATATGTAGAGAAGATGAAGCTAAGAATAACCGGAACTTCTGTACAAGGTACTACTTACCTTGTTATTGCACAAAGAGAAGATTCTAGTTTATAAGAACTAGATAAACAAAAAAATAATATAAGGAGATTGCAGTGACTGAAAATAATATTTCTGTTCTAGACAATTTGTTATCTGAACATGTTGTAAAAGATGAACAAGAAAAAAATAATCTATTAACTGGATTAGTAGATGCAACACAAGAGCTTGATAAATTTCAAGAATCAATAAGCGATTATACATTTATACGAAACCAGATTGTTTGTAAGCTATACAAAGAACATGGTGTAAGTGCTATAGCATTGAGTAACTTGACTAACTTATCAAGACAGATGATACATAAGATAGTTAAGGATAATACTGATGAAGAAATTTACTAAGATTATTAAAATACCTAGTCAAGAAATAGGTATGACTGTTGAAGCTGATAGCAAAGAAGAAGCAGATGAACTATTTGCAGTGATGTTAGAGAGTAAATCGATAGAGTTTACTAAAGATGAAGAGGAGTAACCAATGAATAAAGAAACCAAAAAGAAATTATTATCACCATTCCCGGAAGAGGTAGTGCAAGACCCGCCGAAGGGTAAGTTCGGTAAGTATGTAAACCATGCAGTTTATGTAGAGAGATTGAGAGATTCTGATGTTGACTATGAATGGGAGTTCGAACCCATAATTATTAATGACCAAGTTGTAGGAGCTATTGGTAAGCTAACCATCGATGGTAAAGTTTATCAAGGAGCAGGAGATGTTGAAGACCCGGCATTAAAGAGAGCAACGATAGGTGAATGTCTTAAGCTAGCCGAGAGTGACGCATTCAAAAGAGCATCAATGAGAGCTGGATTAGGCGTAGAATTGTGGAGTGGTACTGATGATTTCTACATGGAAGATAAACAAGAACCAATAGAGAAGACTGGGCGTGTGAAGGATATAGTTATAGACCAGGAAGAAGCAGTATCTAAACCGGACATGTCTTTTGATGTAGGTGAACCAGTTAATAATGCACAAGAGATTAATGAGATTCTGAAGGATATGTGTCCAGACGAAGAGCAAAGAAAAACTCTTAAGGATAAAGCATACAAACAAGTGGTATCTAAATCTGATTTCCCAACAGAGGTAAACGAATGGAGTGATGCTCAAGTCAAAGACTTTATACAGTTGTTTGCTGACTTAAAAAGACCAGTAGATAATGTAGCTCTTATAGAAGAGACTTTAGGTGAAGTCATAGACCTAACTAAGAACTGTCCGGAGTGTGGTAAATCTGATTACATTGAAGACAATAGGGAGAAGAAAGCATCTGACCCTAAGTTTTCCAAGATACCTAGTTGGAGCTGTAGTAATTACAAAGACAATGATGGTTGCGGATGGACTGGATGGGGTGATACTGACTGCCCAACAGAATGGCTCTAGAAAATGTGGGTAAGTCTTTTGATATTGATAAATTTAAAAAGAAATTAAAAGACCTCTATCCAGAATATAACTTCGATGTACCAGTTGCACCAGATACTAAATGCAAATCACCATACTTTTGTGATAGCAAAGACAAGATAAAGTATTCGGACACCGAAGGGAACTTGTACTGTGGATTACGATACAAGTTACAAGACGATAAGAACCCATTTAAGTGGGAGTATGCAACATGCCATGCACTTATAGAGAGCGTTGATGAGCAGGCCCAATGGGAAGAGAAACAAGGAGATATTTTTTGAGATGTCGAAGTTGTGACATAGGAGAATTTGATATCTATGGAGAACCAAGCTATATCAAAGATAACTACTGTAAAGAATGTAGAAAATATATAAAGGAGACGATATGATTAATGTCGAATTAAGTAAAGCAACAACTGGCATGGTAATTGCTGAGTTGTTAAATAGAAAAAATGATAAGGGTATGCCCTTGTTTATGGCTAAGAGCATACTAACACCTAGCGGACAACAGCAACTTATGTGTATCATACCTAACTTACAAATACATACAGAAGTATTGGGAGAAGAAGAATGAAGTACACAAATACATATGAAGAGAGACAGTCAGTACCTGATATGGCTGATGAAGCAATGCAAAACTACTTAGTAGATAGTGGTTTAGTAGAGTATAAAGATTGGCTCAAGGTAGGCACTGACCCTAAAGAAAATAAGTTAGACCTATTCTATTATGTCACTGACATACTGTTGATACCAGACTATGTCGTTGTAGGTAAAGGACTCATACATTTAATGGAAGTAAAAGGTACTTTGAAGTTAAAAGAAGCTGATTACTTGAAGATGAAAAAGATGTACGATATTGCTAAGGATAAAAAGAGAGACAAGGTTAGAGTATGGTTAGTATACTTTGCAAACCCAGAAGCAAACCCTGTTATGTGGACATTTAAAACTATAAAAATGTTGTGGGAATCTGATAAGTTAGAAGAACACTACTATCCGGAAGTAGATGTTGATGGTAATAAAAAGATGTACAAGATTCTACCAGAAACTCATGTCGAAAAAATATAATCCTTTACCAACCTATCTAACTATTAGAAAAAGTAAGATACATGGCTTAGGATTATTCAGTACTAAACATATAGGTAGTAACACTGTACTGGGTGTATCACATGAGAAGAAACTGTTTAAAAAAGAATTGATAAGGACACCGCTGGGAGGTTTTATCAATCATACAGATGAACCTAACTGTAAGTTAGTAAAAGGTAGAGGTAAGTATTATCTCATCACTGTAAAACAGATTCATCCTAATCAAGAACTAACTTTGAAGTACCATATGTACTCTGTCTAAACTATCTTGTAGTTATCCCAACCATCTTTATCAATAGTGAAGCATAGAACACCGGGCTTAGACCAAAGTCCGGTTCTTGCTGTGAAATCAATACTTGCATCTATAGATGGACACTGAAACCAGGTCCTATCTCCTTGTTGCATCATACGAGGATGATGAAAGTGTCCTGTAATTAAAATAGAAGCATCTCCTGCTGGTAAATCACCGAACATCTGTCCTTGCCACCACTTTATTATCTTTCCTTCTGGACCTGAACCACCTGCATGCATGTGACCATGGGTAAATGCAACAGTTGTGTTCTTTATTTCTAATACATGATGGAAACTATCTGGTATAGACACCTTTACTTTCTTATATCTAGGATTCTGTTCCATAATTTCATTGCATATCTCCAAGTGCATAGTGTCAGAGTTATCTAATCGTGATGTAACTACCTGTCCTTTACCACTTCTTGCCATCTCACCATGATTTGCAGGCACTCCAGACAATACAATCTTGTTTGCATAGGGTAGAAATGTGTCAACAGTTTTCATTATCAGTTTTCTTGCTAGATGATACTGTTGTTGCAGTGTCAAGGATATATTAAAGGGCTGAGAGTCATAAAATCCATAACAACCTTCGGTCAAATCGCCCATAGAAAGCAAATAAATTTCGTCTACGCCACCTAGTGCCTTGACCTGTGCTACTCCTCTCTCAAGGGCCTTCTCGTATCTCTCAAGCGTTTTCTCTACTCCGAGGTCATCTTTACCTAGTTGCCAGTCACTCATTGTCCATATGAATGCTTGTTTGCTCTGTATCTTTTTATTCTTGATAGGTTTTTTCTTAGATACTTCTTTTAATAGTATGTCAAACCACTCATCTCGTGCCGGATGTTTCCTTTTAACTACACCTTTAAAAGCATAGAAGGTTTCAACTGTACCACCTTTAAGCTGTGTGTTCCAAGATGATGCTTTTACTTTGCCATCTATTTCATAATGCTCTGGGTCGAATCCCCATTCTTTAAGAATATCATCGAACTTGCTTTTATAATTAGGGTCAGTTCCAATGTGTGTGATTTCACCTAGGCCAGTCGATTCATCAAACTCTGCTGATGGTTGCCAACCTGATTTAAAATAGTTATTGCCTAAATCTATAGGCTTTTTTTTCTTAGCCATATTGTCCTCCTGTTGTTACTAACAGTATAGACAACTGGTGCTACAAAATCTTTAACTTATTTTTTTCTTTGCGAATGTTTTAATAACAGATAAAGCTGCTCCACCACCTGCAATAGCTGCAATTTGTAGATTGTTTATGTCAACTCCAACGATTGGACTGATTGTCAAAGCTCCTATGAACCCTTCAATGAATGTCCATACTGCTCGTTCTAACATATCTTTTAGTTCTGGTGTCATTGTATTAACTTTCCTAACTTTAATTTTCTTTGTATGTCCTCTAGTATATCAAGGATTTTATCTAATTTAGTTTCAAAACTATCAGGAACATACACATTATCAGGTGATTTGTTACTCAATTCAGGTGTTGTTTCCTCTACAATCCACTGTCGCCAGGCATCTCCTGGACATTGTGTTTGTTTGAATGAGCTATGTGGTCTGAGTTCTCCACCTACCTGTTCATAAAGCCACTTAACAGATGCGATAGCTTTATCTGAAGGTTTGTCGGTAGCATTCCTACCACCCAGCCAACACACAGCAACATAATGCTTATTATTGTAGTTAATTTCTTCACGATTATTACCTCCTTGTGCTGCACTTCTATTTCCAAATCCTCTACCCTCGTATATCTGACCTGTATCACCAACTAAAAAGTTATATGCTACATCATTCCAACCTCTATCATCTTGATGTAGTCTTTGTATAGTCTTGCACTGGTCCATCTCTGCCATATTTCCTACAGCAGTAGGATAAGCTGACCAATGTACAACTAAACCCTTGACTTCTCCTAGTTTAGAGAAAGGTTTTTTGTTAGGTTTAGCACCCCATATATCTCTTGTTGTTATCTTCATTGGCATCTCCTTATCTTAGTGGTTATGATTGTTAGCTTCAAGCCAAGCCAATCTATTCTTTAAATCATCTATCTGCCAGATGTTTTGATTAACACTTTCTATTTGTGTTTGTATTCTAGTCATTGAATCATTAAGGTCTTGATACTCCCACTTCTCTAGTAAGTAATATCTATCTAAATCAAAGCCACTATCTCTTAAAGATTGCTCTGTATCAAACTTTAAATCATAGTAATTTTGTTCTAAGTTCATTAAATTAGTTTGTAATGCAGCCATCTCTTCATTAAACCTACCAACATTTTGTGCAGCCATTTCTAATTGTTGTATCTTTTCGTATAGTACAGCTATATCATTTTGTACAAATGTACTTTCTTTTAACATTGCAAAATCTATTTCAACTTGATTCATTCTGTCATCTATGCCTTGAAGTGTGTTAACTATATCAGCAGCAGTAGATAAACCTGCACCAACAGAACCCATAAGAGCTATAGCTGTGGCTATTAAACCTAAATTATCTTTTACTTTTTTTAACACTTACCCACATCACTACTAGAAACTCAATCATTATCCACCTAACTTAATGAGAACATCTGTTAAAGCAGAGTTAAGTTCTCTTTCTCTCATAGCTAGACCTACAATATTCTCTTCTAGCTTTTGTATCTGCACCATATACACAGCCACTTGTGATTGTAATTGATTCACTGTTTGAAACAACCAAGCTACAAGAGCAGCTAAACCACCTTGTAATACTTGATTTAAATTTACTGTTGCTTTCATATATCCCTACATATTTAAAGTAGCAACAACCAATATGACTGTAGCTACTAAACCTAGTACTTTATAAAATTCTGATTTGTCCAATTTGTTATCTAGTTTTTCTTCTAGTCTGTCTAATCTATCAATGACCATTTGCAATAACTCCTTCTGTGTAAAGTCTTGATTTGGATGTGTCATTATGGAAGGTCATCTTGGGATAGAAAATCCCACTCTTTGTCGTAAGCCATACGATTATCCCAATCGTAGTTACTTATTCTTTTAATAAATTGTAGAGTTTCTTTTAAAAAATAACCTAAAAGAAAACCAATTAAATAATCCATACTATGGATTTTATCACACGATTATTTATTCAGGTTTAGGG